TGTGAGAGTGTGACCGACTAGCGTCTAGCGATCCGTTAGGTTGATTAGTAATGAACTATACATTGCCCACATTAGTCAATCATTCGATCTTTAAATTTCTACTAATCGATCTCACTCTCTAACCGAACTTTTATTTTTACAAGCTTACTGATCTCTAAGCTTTATTATATATTACCACACTCTCTCTCTCAAGTCAAGATCATGATATAATATTATTTAGTTGTATATTGGTTTTCCGTATGGTGTAAAGTTTGGAATAACTCCACTACCTGATCCCCGTTTCTGTTTTGCTTTGTATGGCATATCATTGCCAACAGTACATAACATATTAAATCTTCTCTCCTCAGTATGGGCTACACACTCGTTACTATCGTGCTTACGATTGCAAGTTCTAGGTTTTACCCATCTGTTGAGTAATAAACAATATCTGCTCATGGTCTCAACTCCCGTTTTGCTAGTCTGGTTCTGACTATTTTTATTTAGTTTTATTTAATCTTCTTGAGATTATTATATCACTCTCTCTCTCACTTGTCAAGTATCTTTTAGTAATTATCTGCTTTGCAGTGCTTATACTAGCATTTCTTTAAAGAGTTCTTAACTATTTGATTAAGTAACTTTGTTAATCTCTATAAGTATTATACTATCTCTCTCTCAATTTGTCAACCTTTATTTATATAATTTATTATATTAATAATGATTTATAATTAATTAATTAATAATAATAATTAACTTATGAGATAAGTATATCATTAATATATATATAAGTCAATAGGTTTCATTCTCTCTCTCAGGTTGACTTATTAAACAATATATGATATAATTGACTTGTCAATAATATATAATTGGCTATCGATTAATTTTTATTGACGGGCAAAATTACGCCGATACACGCAGGGGGGTATGTATTATATATATGTATACCTCTCAGAGCGTTGAGATTACAATATGACACTATCTAATAAAATACATGATGAATACCCAGATATGGAAATACTATTAGCTGATGGGTTTGATGATGCGTTTATAGGTATTGGTCAGCAATTCTCTAAATTCATGGCAGTATACGATAAATTAAAATGTATCGAGATCCTGACGGATCAAGGTATGAGTGACGATGAGGCCATGGAATACTTTGATTATAATGTGACAGGATCATTCATGGGAGACAATACTCCGGTGTTTATTGAGAGGATGGAATTATGAATGCAGAAGATAAATTTATTAAGTTTCAAGAAATAAAAGATTTATTACCTTGGATAATTTTTAAATACAAGTGTGGAACAGTTAATGCTTTAAGGTTAGAAGAGTTATGGAAACCAAAAAATAAAAAGAAAGATAAAGTTGTAGCATGGGCTGAGCTTTGGAGATGTGGCTGGTTAAACTGTGACTGTCATATAGTTGACCATTGGTTAGAATGGGATGATGATTTACCTAATGCACTATGGAAAGAAAAAAATATTGCAAAAGATAGTTATGGTGATAAAAAAGATAACAGGAATGCTAATGTAATAGAGAGCCAAAAACACATGGCTTATGGTGAATAGATATGCCATTCATGACTAATGGAAAAAGAGATTATAAAAAAGAGTTAGCGTGGGAGAAGAAGAATAAGCCCAATAGAGTTAAAGAGAGAGCCAAACGTAATGCTGCAAGAAAGATGCTTGGTCTTAAAGTAGGTGATGGTAAGCATGCAGATCATAAAGACAATAATCCCAAGAACAATAGAAAGTCTAATTTAAGAGTCACTACTGCTAAATCTAATTTAAAAAAAGAAGCTAGAAGGAAAAGTAATGCCAGTTAATGTACAAGAGATCATTGCCAGAATAGGTACAGGATTCACTGCTATTGAGAAAAGGGTACTCAAGGTACTACCTGCTTGGAAACAATGGCCTAGAAGACTTAGGAAGGTTTATATACTGCTTGGCACCTACGGATCTAGTAATGCTGCACTTAGGGAGATGTGTGATGAGTTCGGATGGGATGCCAATGAGTTAAAAGAACAGATTGAGCAATGTAAAGATTTTTATGATGCACTTCAAGAATACAGAGAAGAAGGTGCGTATCCAGAAATACCACAGAGTAAAAGAAATTCAAGACTTACTACTGCACAATTAAATACCCTTTATACTCAAGAGGCAGCGATGATACAGTTTATGCACCTAGAAGATGCTAAGGCACAAGGTAAAGCAGGTACTGACTTTGCGATTAAACTAATTTTAGAAGCAGGAATGCTGGATATCGTAGAGAATGTATCTGAAAGACCAGAGATCAAGCATTACTTTGATCAGCAAAAAGAAGGCCCGGGTGTACTTGAAGGGCACAGCATCGATAACACAGAACTGATTGTTGATGACGGACTTCCTGATTTCAGTAAAAAAGAAGAAGATGATCTACCAACTATTGCACCTGATCTATAATGTATAAACCATACCCTTGGCAACAGAATATGCACGAAAGCGAAGCCAAGATTAAATTTGTGCAAGCTGGCAGGCGTGCTGGTAAAACACGTTCTGCCTTGAATGAAGCCCTCTCTGTGATAAAACAAGCTTCAGTCATGCCTGTTATCTTTCCCGGCGAAACTAAAAAACAAACTGCTGCTGAGGCAGGACTAATACCACCTATTCATGTCTGGACAGTTGCACCTACAAGAGCACAGATGTTACAGCAATGGAACGAGATGCAAGAGTTTATACCTGAGAATCTTGTAAGAGTAAAAAAAGATAATCAAAGAGGTGGTAGAGGTGGTGGATTTAAACACGATGAATTAAACGTGTGGTTAGATTTTAAAGATACAAACGGCAAATGGATGGCAGGAAAGTGGAGAAGATCTGTTTTCTGGGAACTGAAGTCTGCCGATAATCCAGAAGGACTGCAAACTGTAGGTCTTGATTTTCTACACATGGCTGAATCACAGGACATCAAAGAAGCTGCGTGGAACAAGGTCAGGCCTACGCTTAACTCTCCCGGTAGAATGGGCAGGGCTATTGTGGAAGGCATACCTCCAGAAAGCTCACAGCACTGGTTTGCAAGAAATTTTAAGATGGCAAAAGATAATCCATCAAACAGAAGAGAGGCATTTCACGCATCTACGTTTGATAATCCGTATCTGACTGAAGACGACAAGATGGAAATAGAAGAAGAAAAGGCAACTCTTACAGAAAACATATGGGAAAGATTCTACATGGCTCATCAACCAGAGGGAGCAGGTAACTTTTTTAGAAATGTTACTGCAGCGTACTCAAAACCAGATTCTGTAGAACTTGCAAGACCACACGAAGACAGATTCTATGTAGCAGGTCTTGACCTAGGTAGAACTAACGATGCTACAGTTTTGATTATCAAAGACAGGCAAACCAGAACTTCTGTGTTTGCTGTAGAACTTTTAAAAACAGATTGGTCTCTGCAGGTAGAAACTATCAAGCGTGAGGCGATTAGATGGGGTGTACAAGAGATTTACATGGACTCTACAGGTCTAGGTGGTAAATTAGGAGAAGACGTGCTCTATCGTGAGCTTATGGAAGAGTCTATTCCTGTGGTTGGATACAACTTTACACCTGCAAAAAAGTATCAATTATTTTTAGACTATGCACTGTCGCTTGAAAAAGAAACAGTTGCATTTCCACAGAGTTGGGGTAAACTAATAAGTCAGTTAGAAGACATTGCACATAGGGAAACAGCAAATCGGGGACACACTTTTTATACTGTGTCCGGGAGGCATGATGACTGGGTGGATGCAGAATGTTTGGCTTTAATGGCCTGTGATCCTGCTGTAGATATGAATGAAGAAAAATTCTTTCCTACGTCAAAGTCTGGAATCACCCCACTAAACTCAAGCTATTCTAAGAAGTCATCCAGAATAAAAAGATGGAGACAGATGAAGCGTGAGATGGAAAACTACGAAGAACCTGAGCTCCTGATAAAAGAACAATAAGGAGTAGCATTGGTATCATATCAAGGTGGCTATCAACAGACATCTTCTGATCCAGAAGAGGAGATAGCAAGAGAGGGAGCAAATCCTATAGAAGAACCTTTGGTTAGTCTTGAACTTATCATGGATAAGCTGAATCAGGGTAAATCAAAGTTTAGAGATTTCTATGATTTGTGTAGTGAGTCTGAAGAATTTTATCTTGGTGAGTTTGATTTTGATGTTCCAGAGACTGGATCACTAATTAGACTTGGTACATCTCAAAGTGTTGTCAACTCACTTGTAGCACACGTTACACCTCAGTTCTTAGATATATCAGTGCCATCACCGGGAGCAAGAGGTCAAGCAAGAGCAGAACTTATTGAAAAGTTTTTAATCGGTGCAAACCATATGCTAGAACAGTTCTCTCCAACTAGAAGAGAGATTGCAAAGCAAATGGCATTGTACGGAGTTGCTTGGGAAAAGACAGAGTTTGCTGCAAACAGGTGGCAAGAGTTTCCAGAACCTCCAGCAGATGGTCAAGACGCAGATTATAAAGAACGTGTAAAAGAGGTTCTTGATAATAGAAATCTTACATTCCCCGTTCTTACTACAACAGTAAACCCAAAAAGTTGTGTTTGGGATCTTAACAATGGACAAGATCCTAGATGGATAATCCACTACTACGAAGTAGACGCAGACTGGGTTTCTGCACACTTTCCTGATTGGGAT